ACTTGCTCTATTAATAATAATATAATCTGGTTCAGTTGCTGAAGCAGTAGCATCAGAAAAAGGTAATGTATCAAATTCTTCACTATCAAAAGGAACATAACGTGCTTCTGTATATGCAGCAGGAATAATTAAATCTTGATCTTTGATTAATTTAATATTTTCTCCTACACCTTCAACATACCAATTATTTTGAGCATAATAAGCAGGTTCAACATCGCCTTGGAACTTAATCTTCATACCGTTGGACAATTCAACTCCGTTTGCACTTAGATATGTTTTCTTTCCTAAGATTTCGTCAGTAACATTTAAGAAAGCATTTTCTTCAATGTCATAAATTTTAATTAATCCGCTAGTGTCAATTGAATTCTTGCTAACATAGTATAATCTATTAGGTGCGTTAAATGGAATTGTAAATTCAATTGTACCTTTTTCAACATATGCAACTGCAACTTCTTCACCTTCTTCACCTAATTTGCGTATTCCGTCAGGATAAAGTGTTGAAACGTTTTCATCATCTTCAAAAGTAACACTGCCGCCGGAAGGAAGAACAATAAAGTCTCCTTGATCATATTCATTGCCATATAGATCTGCTCCAAATAGTCCGTCAGCTCTTATTCCTTCTGTTCCTGCTGTTAATATTGCACTACCTGGAGTAAAACTTCTAGTAATTGCAAATGCTATTGGATGTCCTGGAGTGTCAATATCAAAACGATAAGTTTGTCCTCTATAAAGTTTTAACGATGGATTTCTAGTCAATCCGTCATTAAAGACATATGCTTTATTATCTCCTTGATCTTCAATAGTTACAGAATACGTACTAACAACTTCTCTACTTTGTCCTCTAACAGGAATGCTAATAGGACCGTGCGGTAACCAATAATACTCACGGAAGTTTACAAACTTATCCCAATCTATACTTGGGTTCCAACTATAAGTTTCTTGATTATTTAATCTACTATGGTTTTCTATATTTGCACCAAAAACATTTAGTTGTCCAAGATAGTCATTATAGTCTTTATAAAAAGTAACATTATCATACAGATCTTTAACTACTACGCTAGGTTCTAGTTGATAATCTTCTCTTGTTTTATTAACATCAGCAACATAATTGTCAGTTGACTGATGTGCTTTTGCTGTCCTTCTACCATAATATCCATTTAATTTTTCAGCAACACCCGGTTGGATCATTTGATCCATTGTAGCTTGTAAAAACTTTTGGTTTGCCGTACTCCTAAAAAATCTAGGTAAAAAATCTGCAGAACTAATTTTATTATTTCCGCCTGGAATTGGCAAAGCCGAATCTTGTTGAGTTTTCTTAGCCATTAGTAACTATAACCTCCGCCTGTAGAGCTTGATGTAGATGATGCACTACTTGTTATTTGATTAGATGTTGTGCTTGTTGAACTTGTAATTACATTGCCGCTTGCTTGTAAATTAGTTGCTGTAATTTCGTCTATTGTTTCTATGTCAGATACTTTTGCGCCGCTGGCAAAAATTTCATCTGCTTCAGATTTTATTTCAAATAAACTACCAAAACTTTGTGTAGTTTGTCTAGGTACAATTAATATACTAACTAATTTTGGCGATAACTGACTCATAATATAAGAACTTAGCTCTTGGAAATAAAATGTTTCACCAAAATCCCAATTTTCAATATCAAAGAAACGATTTATTGATTCAATAATATCAGATTTAAGTTCATTATCATTAATTACTAAGTTAGGATTTTTTACAATTTTAAATTTAACTTGTAAATCTGCAGGTGCTTTGTCGCCAAATAAAATTTTATATTTTACTGGATGATATATAATTTCATCACTTATACTTTTAATTTCATTAATTGAACTTCCATAAGATCTAAAAAGCTCATCATTACTTGGCGGCTTTGGTTTTACAGAAAGTGTTCCATCAATATATTGTTTGACTTGATCGTCATATGTTTTTGATAAAATATATGTATCAATAATATTTGATGCACTAGGATCTATTCTGTATCCACTGTCTGCAACATGAACATAATGAAGTTTTAATCCTGCTCTACCATAGTATGCTTTGTAGTTTACATCAAGTGTAGTATTGTTTAATGTTTTATTAAGTTTCTTAAAAACACCTTCGTCTATCAAGTAAAAAATTTGTCCGTTATTGTCCCATTGGGTATACGGAGCAATACTAGATTCATTTTGCACTAAAACAACTTCACTTGTTGAATTATCAAGATATTTAAAATCTTCGACGCCATCTGTAGTAGTATATTTCTTTTGGAATATAATTTTTTCTTCTGTAGAAATTGAAGTATCTTCTTCTCCAACTATTTGTTCAAAGATATCCGGATCATCAACTACCCCGTCATCATCTAAATCAATAAATTGTACTTGTATTTTACGACTATCTAAGTAACCTTCAGAATCTTTATAAGCATCAGTTATGGTCCAAGTAAAATCTTTTGTAAATGGTGTTAATTGTCCAGGTTGAGTATTGATGTTTAGCACATCAATTCTATCTCTAACAACTTGTCCAGTTGACGGATCGTAAATTTTATCAGCACTATCAAAGAAAAATCTTATTTCGTCTGCACTTTCAAAAACATATCTTAACTGTCTATATGTTATTGTGTATTTTTCACCGTCTGTTTTAAAATACAACATCCAACTAGAATCTAAGTTTTCTCCAGTTGTGTCTCCTGCTTTACCAGTTGCAAAATCGCTAATAGTATTAATATCTTCTGCTAATACTATTTTCCAAATTCTGTCTGTTATATCGTATCTTAAAGCAAAATCTTTATATTCAAATGTTTGATCAATGATTTCTGTTTTAAGATCGTCTACTAATGATTTAGAATAGTTAGGAATAACTTGTGAAATTAATGCACCGTCAGGAATAATATCATTTAATATAACCGGACCAGTTCCGTCATCTTCAACATCAACACCTGTGTTAGAAACTGCAATAACTTTTGCCCATTTATATGTAGATTGACCTTTTTTAATAGTTCCTGTTTCGTTCCATGTGCCGTTTGGCATGAAGGTTTTTGTATCCGGAGACGTAAATTTAATTAAGGATCCAGGTTCTACAAAACGGAGTGCATTAACTGTAAAGTCACCTAAAGGATATGTTTGATTTGAAGAATCTTTAAACAAGCCTGTACAAATATTTGTGCCTTTAGTTGACTGTGTCCACGTTGCATTAAGGTCACTTACTATTGTTTTAGGATATTTTGCTAAAAAGAAATTTTTAGAATTTATATTACCAATAATACGCTCAACTGTATTGTAAATAATACCTTCAATGTCAGTTTGAGTTGTAAATGTAAAAGATTGTTTTTCTACAAATTCTTCTTTGTATAATATTCCGTCATCTGCAAACAAACTTGTATTTGAATATTTTCCACTAGCATCTTTTAAATCAAAAAATCTGCTTATTCCGCTTGATATTCTATTTGAACTTTTTGTTTTAATAATATCTTGGCTTATAGCAAGAGGTCCAACATTGTAATCTTCGCCTGTAACTAGTCTATTTTGTGTATAATAAGTTGCTGGAGCATTTGCTTTTATTTCTTCATTAGATTCTGTTGCAGTTCCATTTGTTACTGTGTAATTTAATTTTAATCCAATTGTAAGTGTTTGCTTAGTACCATTTCTAGCTTGGTAAGGAATATCAATACTAACTGTATTAATTGCTCCAGGAGTTATAACACTTTTTAAACCATTACTAGTTCTATAATATACTTTAAAATCTCCTGCTGGTAAATTACCAAAAACACCATCACTAAAAACTAAATTAATTCTATCACCTATTCTTGTAGTGACTGCAAAAACATCTCTTGTTTGATTAAACAAACTATTATAGATAACATTATTTCCTTCTGTAGAAGAAACTTTTGTCCACTGTTTATTTTCTATTCCTAAACTATTAACTTCATATAACCAAACATCGGTATCATTAATATTTCTTGAATCGATTGCCACTGATTGGTTTGGTATCGGATTTGACATGTTAAACGAGCCGTTTTCAAGACGTCCTTGACGGAAGTGCATAAAAAATCCTGTATTATTAGATCCTGCGCCTTGTCCATCATCACGGAAAAGAAATGCTGGACTATTGCCAGGCAACGGTGGTTCTTCTACAATACTTCCAGAAGAAATGTCTGAACTTACAATTTCAAATCTAGTTGTAACACCTTCTATTTGTTTTGTAAACGGATATACTGCACTACCTGTGTTTAGTGCGTTTATACGATATTTTTGAGTTTGTACATCTGCAACCTGTTCTGATTTTAGTGGATTTCCAATTGAGTTTGCAAGCGGCATTGCAGAATTTAAAATTTTAACAAATTGTTCAAAATAGTTTGTATTTGCTTGGTCATTCCATTTTACAGTAATGCCAGCTAGATTTAACCCGTTACTATCTATAATACTCTCAGTTGTTGATAATGTATCAACTTTTAATAATCCGTTAGCTGCTTGATTTCTGCGTGGATTATAAGAAAGCATACGTGCAAGACGTAAAACACTTTCTCTACGTTCTGCTGTTTCAAGGAAGTTTTCACGAGCATTTAGATCTACACGGAATGATAAGTTTTGCCCAAGGAAAGCAATCATATCAATCAGTGCAAGATATTCGCTTGACTCAATGTAATCGTTAAAATCTTCTGGATAGTTTTGACGCAGATAATTAATCATTGTTCTGCGTAGGTTATCAAAATCATAGCTTTGGAAATCTGCGTTCCTAAAGCTCTGGTAAATTCTTTTCCAATCTTCGGCTACAAGTAGCCTAGACTGTCTATCGGTTGCAGCCATATTAGTATTCCTTGTTTACTATGATATTTATCTGATATTGAAAAGTGCGTGTTTAATTGTTTACGAAAGTAAACCGTTTTCTTTGTCAAATTTAAATCGTAATTGGTCTACAATTTGATATGGTAAAAATGTTATTGTACACTCTACTTGTAATCCTTGCTCATACGTGTCAACGATAATTTCTTCTGCACGTACTCTTGGATCATAGTTGATAATTGTAGTTACATCTTCAATTACAAGTTCTTGTACTTCGTTTGTAAATGGCTCATATAATATATCCCATATTATTGTGCCAAATGTAGGATCACTAAGTTTTTCAGTTTGTCTAATATGAAAGTGGTTGATTATATCTTGTTTTATTAGATCGAAATCATATAAACTAAAACTTTTAGCGTCTGAGATCGTAGAAAAACCTCTATAAGCTCTGCCTGAAGAAGCATCACGCATTGTTTGTTTAACAGTTACACGTTTATATAAATTTTTTTCTAATTCGCTCATACTATATTTACCCTATTGTACTGTACGTGGAACTTCTTCAACTGTTGAAACACTGTCTTTACCACTAATTGTTGGTGGTGTAGTTGTTTTTGACAATTCTTGTTCTAAACTTTTTAGAGCGTCAGCTTTTTCATTTTTAAATCTATTTACAACACCAGCTCTAACATTTGGTTTACTTTTTCCAAAATATCGTTGTCCATTGTTTGCACCACGTTCATCATATACTGCACGAATTAATGCATCGTCGCTTGGATTAGAACTACCAGTACGCTCTACTGCTTTCTTAAATATTTTAGATGCTCCTCCGTTGCCGTGTTGAATAGCTGTGGACCATAAAACATCTTGTACAGTTTTAGATCTAGTAGTTACATCAATACCTGTATTACGTTTAACTTTAGCTGCTGCTGGAGTAAAATAAAGTTGTACACCAAATCCGTGTTGTGCTTTATTTCCTGCTGCGGTACCCATTACACTTTTCCAAGTTTGCTTAAATGTATCAGTTCCTTGTTTAGCGGCTGCTGCGCCGCCTGCTGCTTGTAATTTACTGTGTATATCAGGATGTGCAGATTTAGCATAGTTCATAAAGTCGTCCATTGCACCTGTTTTTGCTGCAATTTGGTACGTACCGTAACTCCAACCGCCTGTAGTATCATAACCAATAGCACCTGGATTTCCTCTAGACTCGTACTTTGAACTTAGCGATCCAAGTTCATCACTAAATTTAAAATTACTATTTTTTGGAGTAACATTTGGATCTGGTACTGCGCCTGTTCCTGTTGATGTTCCTCCTCCAGAGTTTATAACACCAGAATTTATTCCGCCGCCTGATCCTCCTACAAATGCGCTAGATTTCCTTCCTCCTAGATTTTTAAAGAAAGTATCAGGTGTTAACACTCTGTCTGCACTAGTTAATGCTCCTGGAGATTCTCTATCAGTTTCACCTTTTTTAAATGCTAAAGGATCTAAGTTTTCATGATGTAACCAAGGTTCGTGCTGTGGTGCTCTTCCAAGTATAGTTTCAAACGGTTGAACTACGTTTCCTGGTTTTGTTTGAGGTAATGTAATTGTACTCAAAGGTGTAACTTCAGTTGCAGGATTTGCTAATGCTGCACCAGGTCCATTCATATGTATGTATTTTGCAGTTTCTCTATGCTCTGCTCCACTGTTAATGTGTGTATATTGTTTAGCAGTTAAAAAGTTATTTTGTCCTGTATTAACATGTAGAGATTTTGCTGTTTCAATATATTGTGATTCGTTAACTTTTGTATGTTGATTTTTTGCTACTGTAATTTTGCTATCTTTGCCAACATTTAAATTATAATTAAAAGCAGATTCAAATTGAATTCTACCAGATTCTAAACCTTCTTCGTCTGTTGCACCACCACTACTATAACGTGCTGATGCTTTCATATTAATATTACGCCCGGCTTCTACATTAAAGTCTCTATCAGCAGTAAAATTAATGTCAGCTTCAGATCTAACACTTATACTATCGTATCCATAAATGTCAATTTTTCCATCAGACGATAGTTCTACCCAAGCAGTACCTCTTGAGTTGCTAATATAAATTAAATCTTCACTATTGTGTAAAAGTATCTGATGCCCGGTTCTAGTTCTAAGCCTCATTAATTCATTTTGAGGAATAGTGTTATCGCCTGTTTCACCTTCTTTTATATTTTTATAAATTGGTGGACCGTCTTCTGCATGGGTTGATCTAACAAATCTATCATCACCGTCGTCCATTACAAAACTAGAACCACCTAAACGGTTACTTGGAACATTTATTTTTTGACCTGCTGTACCGATCGGTGCTTGCGGTGCACCAGATCTGTAATCTTTTGGACCAGGTGTACTAATACCAAATACCATACTTGGTATTTCTCTTCTAGCACTCGAAGTTGTTGTTCCTCTAGCTTCGTCTCTTAAAAGTCCTTGGACTTCTAAAACTTCTGTAAAATCTTTATTGTAAGGTTTGTTAAACAACGTAGGATCAACTAACGAACCATCTTCAACAGTTTTGTTATATTCTCCTACAGGAAGTTTATAACCTTTTAAGTTTTCCGGAGTATGGTCTGTTGTTTTTTCTGTTGATGCTCTACCATCTGGTACCATAAAATTCATATAATCTGCAGGTACGCAACCTATCCAATATCCAAAGTTTGGATTTCCTTCAGCAAAAATTACAAGTACACGAGTTCCTATATCTGGAGGTACCATCCACATTCCATATGATTTTTGTGTATGTTCAAAACCGTCATTTGCTGTAAGAGCAGTTTGCGGTGTTATTCCATAAAATGGACTTAAATATCTTACATTTAATAATTGTCCTGTACGCTCCGGAGTGCCGCCTGCGCTAGTATATTTTAACAATTCTACCGTTAAGCCGCCCATATAACGTGTGTCTAAATTATTAACAACAATTGCTTCGTAGGGTCCCGAATCTTTAATGTTAGTAAGTGCGTCTCTAGTTCTAGTATAGTTTGCCATTTTGACTCCTTACTGTGGTCCTACTCGATTTGGATCTCTTTCGCGATCTTGACGTTGTCTTAATAAACTAGGCCCTCCAGTCGTTGTACCAACAGCAATGCCGCCGTCAATTGCAGTTTTATTTGATTCTGCTACTTTTGCAGGAGGAGTAGGCTCATTGCTTCCTGCATATGTTTGCAAACTGCCGCCTGTGTCTGGTGTAAAAACTTTTTTACCTAAATTAAAATCGTATCTATCAAACCCAGGACGTATAGGTTCGTATACATATGCGTTACCTGTTGATTTAGTTGCAACTGGGTCTGTTCTAGATACAGTTTTTGGAGATACTTTGCTATCAGTTTTTGTTTTACTAATAACATCCTTGTCTGTTTTTGTAGAAGTGTTTTCTGTGTCTGTTGTACTTTCTGTTTTAGTTGTAGTTGAGTTCGATTTACTAGTTGTAGTTGTAGTTGTAACTCCGGTTGATTTGCTAACAGTTTTTCCTGTATTTGTACCTGGCTTTTCATTGCTACTTTTTGGATCAGCTTGAAAAATTGGAACTCCTTGTAGTTCATCAATTTGAACTGCTCCTGGTGGAACAAAAGGTTTGCCGCCTGCTTCAATTCTTTGTTTGTTAGTAGCTGCTAAAGATTTAAAAGTAGTTTCACCTTCTGCTTCTGATGGACTGAATACTACCCAAAAGAAATTACTATCTGCATAATTTGGAGCACCATCAACTACTCTCACTAACTGTCCTGTAGGTGCCGGTTTACCTATATTATCTTTATCAGCTTCAAATTCTCCAAATGTTTCGTAAGTAAGAATTCCGTTTTCGTCTCGCCACGGTTTACCGTCTTCAACAATTTCAGCAGACTGATCTGCGCCTCCTTGAGAGGCGCCAACTGAATCGTCTTCTATATCGTTGTCATCAAGTTTTGGATCTAAATCTTGAAATGGCATATTTTAAAATCCTTTATCCAAATAAACTGTTTATTTTTGAACTTGCAGTTTTAGTAATGCTATCTATTTGCGCGGAAGCATCTGCTACTGCTGTATTTAATTGTGTTTTTGCTCCAGCAAGATCACTTTCGAATTGTTTAACTGCACTTGCTGCTTGAGCATTAATTTTTGTAAGATCAGGCAATTTTGCTAGTCCTATATCAACTCCAGGTATAGAAAGTTTTATATCAGCTACTGCTGTATCAATAATATCTGGAATAATATTATCTACAGCAGGTAACAAATTTGTAATATCATCTTTAACTGTTTTTTCTAATGAGTTTGCATAATCTTTCCATTTAGAAGACATAGTATTCTTTGCTTGAGCTGCTGTTTGATTTGACGATCCGCTACCAACTGTTCCTTTTGAACTTTCTTGTTGTTTGTTAATTTTTGAATCTTCGTCTACCTTAATAAATGCATTTGAGTTTGTAGTTGGCGGATCATCTTGCCCTCTACGCCTGGTCATTTTTAATCTTTGAACAAACTGACCGTTTGAAAAAGAATTAGTAACTGCCCAGACACTATACAATCCACTAAAGCCTCTAACAATTGACGGCATCTCCATTGTTGCTCCTTTAACTTGATAATCAAAAGGAGTTAAAAAGTTTACAACAATTAAAACTTGCGATTGTTGATATGTCATTGTTCCGTCAGCAGTAATTGTAGGCGTTGCTCCTCTTTTTGCAGCGTAGTTTCCTGTTTCTTGTGGTAAGAAATAAGGATCGCCAATTATTTCCATTTCTGCTGTAATCATATCAATGGGTAAATTAGTAATTCTATCATGAAACTGCTCAGCAATTCTTACTCTAATGTCTGAACTTCTAGATCCCGAAGAAACAAGATTATCTGTTTTAAAATCTAGTGTTCCACCAGGTTCGCTCTTGTTAGCTAAATCATTAGTATCATCTGCTTTAGCACCTTGTGCTTGATTTTCAATTGCTGTTGCAGTTTTTTGCCCATCTAGTCCTGCTGCTTGAC